CTATGATGACACAGAATGGCATCAAATTAGTGGGGCTAGCATTACCAATCCTGACCCCGCGCAAACGTCATTCCTAGTCACTGGTGGAGCAATCGCGTGGCTAACTAACTATAACTTTTTAGTCTCGGCAGCTCAGTATTATATTCAGGGGCTTTTATATAACAGTCCGCAATCTAACATTACCTTAGATGCTGCTGATGCTACGTATGACCGTATCGACGTTATCGCAGTAGATAATACTGGAACCGTAGTTAAGATTACCGGAACTCCGGCTTCTACACCTTCTGAGCCTTATGTAGACGTAGGAACTCAACTCAAGTTAGGATTAGTCTTTGTTCCAGCAGCATCTACTGAACCTGTAGTTACCAACGATTTAGTCTATTATGATAATGCTGGTGCTCCTACAGAATGGAACTGGACTGTATCAGGCTCAGGATTTGATGTAAATTCTACAAACAATCCTAAGTCTCCTTCTACTAAGGATATTGAAGGAACGAATGTATCTTCAGGTGCATACGCTCAGGGTGAATTAGGAACTGGAGCATATGACCCTAATGGAACAAATCTTCTTATCCTTTATATCCGTTCTAAGGCAGCATGGGCTAATAATAGAGCCTTAGCATTAACATTAAGGCTCAATGGAGTCCAAGTCGGTAATACCATTACAATCTCCAGAACTGGTACTTTTGGATTCAATTCTAGTCTTTTAAACACTTATCAGTTAGTCGTTATCCAAACCTCGCTGTTTGCTATTCCGGCTGGTCAGTATATCAATCAGTTCAGAATTACCGCATCTGGTTCAGGTCACGGATTCTATATTGATGATATCTTCTTCCAGCTAGCAGGTTCATCTCAGGGTGGTGGAACTGGAATCAGTCAGGAACAAGCAGACGCGAGGTACTTACTCAAGTCTCTGAACTTACAGGATTTAACTAACACTACCACAGCTACCGCGCAATTGAATGCGATGGTAGGTGATACAGGTAGTGGAGGCACAAAGGGTCTAGTTCCTGCTCCTGCTTCTGGAGATGCTGCTTTAGGTAAGTTCCTTAAGGCAGATGGATTATGGGTAGTTCCATCTGGTAGTGGTGGTATTACAGAGTTAACCAGTGATGTTACTGCTGGACCTGGTTCTGGTAGTCAGGTAGCTACATTATCTACCACTGGAGTTGCTGCTGGTTCCTATACTAATGCTAACATTACAGTAGATACAAAAGGTAGATTAACTGCTGCTTCCAATGGTTCAGCAGGTTCAGGAATTACAGAACTAACAGGAGAGGTTACTGCTGGTCCGGGGTCAGGTTCTCAGGCAGCCACAATTACAAGTGGAGTTGTAACTAACTCCAAACTTGCAAATATGGCTCAGGATACTATCAAAGGTAGAGTATCCTCTGGAGCAGGTGTTCCTGAAGATTTAACTGCTACCCAAGCCACTACGATTATCAATACCTTTATCGGAGATACTGGTAGTGGTGGAACCAAAGGACTAGTAACTGCCCCCGGTGCAGGTGACGCAGCAGCAGGTAAGTATCTTAAGGCTAGTGGTGCATGGGACGTTCCATCTGGTACTGGTACAGGAGATGTAGTCGGCCCATCCAGTTCTACGGATGGTAATGTAGTATTCTTTGATGGGGTCACTGGTAAGTTAATCAAGGATAGTGGATTAACTTTATCAGGCAGTAATACAGGCGATGTAACCCTCGCGGGTACGCCAGATTATATCACTATCTCGAATCAGCAAATCACGAGGAATCAAGTAGACCTTGCGGCTGATGTAACTGGTGATTTGCCACTATCTAATCTTGCTCAGGCTTCTGCTGCTAGTAAGTTATTAGGTAGGGGTTCAGCAGGTGGAGCTGGTGATTTCGAGGAAATTTCAATAGGTTCTGGATTAACACTGACGGGTACGACTCTTGGTGCTACAACAGTAACTACTTATCGTAAAGTTGGTATCTCACTTGATGGTGCAGGTTCTGCTATTAGTACTGGTGTGAAAGGTGCTATTCAGGTTGATTTTGGTGGTACTGTTATAGGTTGGAGTATCATCAGTGACCAAGCTGGAAGTATTACTATTGAGGTATCTAAGAAGGCGTCATCAGCGCCGCCTAGCGCACCAGCAATACCTGACCCGACGACTGATAAGATTTCTGCGTCAGCTCCTATTGAGTTAAGTTCTGCACAAACCGCTGCATCTGGTACTACTGGAGTATCTACTTGGACTACATCTGTTAGTCAATGGGATGTCTTTCAGTTTAAGGTTGCAACGGCTGTTACAGTAACAAGAGCTACTGCTTACGTGCGAATTCAGGAATCTTAGTATGGCTATTCTTTTTGCAGACGGATTCGACCTAGCTACTAGTACGGATACTATAGCTAGTAAGGGTTGGCAATTTGGTACTTACCAGAATGTCGACGCTGCATATTCAACTGAAGGCCGTTCTGGTAACTGTATTAAATGGACTCATAATACTGCGGATACCTGGAGACAAAGTGGAGTGTCTGTAGGTGTAGGTAATAATACTGGAACTGGTTGGTGTCAATTTGCTTATAAAACTCTTAATATTTCTAACATAGCTTCTACCATTCAAAATGCCTTCTTTTTTGGAATCGGTCAGAGTGGTTTTTCCAGTTTTTTATGCTTATGTATTACTTCGGCAGGAATTCCTTACTTAGTCAGAATTGATACGGATGATAATAATCCTACTTTGCTAGCAACTGCATCATCAGGACTGTCTAATAATACATGGGCATATTTAGAGTGCAAATGGACTATTGCAAATAGTGGGTCATTTTTATTAAAAATTAATGGTGTTACAGTAATTAATTTTAGTGGAGATACCTTAACCAGTAAGACTACAGATACTACTTGGAATGCTATCTTTTGGGGAGGACAAGTTACTCCTAATTATAGTCAAACAGGTGGAATAACTGGTCCTTATATCTCTACTTGGTTAGACGATGTAATTATTGGAGATACTACTGGAAGCGTAAATAATGACTTAATTGGAGATGTTTCTGTAGTTCCATTATTGCCAACTGGAGTTGGAAACTCAACTGACTGGACTCCTTCTACTGGTGCAAATTGGGAATGCGTGGATGAACTTCCCAATACTGGAGATACAGATTACGTTGCTACAACTACTAATGATGCTAAAGACCTCTATGCATTTCCAGATGTTGATGCTACATCGGTGATTAAGGCAGTTCAAGTCTGTGCTTTAGCTAGAAAGACAGCAGATGGACCTGGTAAATTAGCTCTAGTTACCAGGTCAAATGGTGCTGATTATGATTCTGCAACTCAGTTAGTTCTTACTACTAGTTATGGATTCTCAAAGGCAATCTTTAATACAGACCCCGATACGAGTGCCGCGTGGGTTTATACCGCCTTCAATTCGGCTCAGTTTGGCATGAAGAAGGTTGCATCCTAATGGCTTTATTATTCTGCGATGGCATAGACGTTGCAGCAATTGGTGATTTTGTAAAAAAGGGTTGGGGCAACTCTGCTACCGCGTGGGATTCTATAGTAGCGGGTCAGACAGGTAATGCTTTTAAATGGGGAACTGGATATATTTCCTACGCCTTCTCTGAAGGAGGTAAAGATAAGATTTATGTAGGATTTCATTCTAAATATGATTCTATTAATTATTACCTTGGTGGTCCTATCATAGCATTTTGTGATAGCTCTCTAGTAATGTGGGGATTGTGTAATAAGGCTGCAGGACTGTTAGAACTAAGACGTGTTACTACTAATAATATGGGAGTAGGTTCTTATCTATGGACTACAGATGCTTCTTATAGCACTAATATAGGATTCTGTTCCAAAAGAATGAGAGAAAATACATGGGAATACATAGAATTATATTATTATGCTCATGATTCTGCTGGTGCTATTGAAATCAAACTTAATGGAGAATCTGTTGGTAGTTGGACGGGTATCCAGACTACTAATACAACTTCTTCAGGAAGTAAACTTGCCCATCTATTTTATATGTTTGGATTATATACTGACACTTTTCGTCAGATAGATAATGTTTATGTCTGTGATACTACAGGTACAACTAATAATTCATTTCTAGGACCAGTTCAAGTAAGGACAATTCTACCCTCAACTGGTAATGGTTCTAATACTGATTTCACTTGTTCTACAGGTACAGACCACGGAGAGATGGTCAATGAGACTACTCCTAATGATGATACAGATTATGTTTATTCATCGACTCAGAATCATATAGATACCTGGAATTATCCTGCGATGGGGGTAACTGGTACAATTAAGGCAGTAGCATCAAATTTATACGCTAGGAACTTTGATGCAGGTTCGAGAGCAATTGCAGCAGTAACCAGACCTGCTAGTACTAATAGAGTTCATGCTACTAATCATTATCTATCCTCAGAGTATAATTATAAACAGTCAATTTGGGAAACTAATCCAGAAGATTCCTTAGCATGGGAAGTTACCGACGTTGACGGTGCTGAATTCGGAGTAAAGGTAACTGTATGAGTGTAGAACTATACGCTAACGGAGCAGCCACTACAATCTCCGAAGATTTAGATGCTAGTGAATCTGGAGTAGATGTAGCCTCTACTTCAGGGTTTCCTCTCACTGGTAATTTCCGAGTGCTCGTCGGAAGTGAGATTATGCTGGTGACGGGAGTTAGTGGAAGCACCTTCACCGTAGTGCGTGGGTATGAAGGTACTACTGCTGCTACTCATACTAGTGGAGATGCCATTACCCATAT